GGCGTTTACTGTTGTCTCAGGATCTTGTCCACTCTAACGAGTGTGGATCGGGTTTATCTGGTTTTCCTTCCAGGGTCGGCTCCCCTTTTCGTAGGGGCGTACGGTTTACTGTTGTCTCAGCTTGAGCTTAAAAGGCCATTCCGGCAAGTGACGAACCTAGCATGGCACCCTTTGCCCCTCCCATGAAGCCGCCGATGAGGGCGCCTCCACCCTTGGCCAATTGTTTCCAGACGCTCACGCCTTGAGAGGCGGCGCCTGTAGCATATTTACGGGCCAGGGATGGGTTGCGTGTGATGACGCTGTTTATGTAGTGGGGTTTCTGGGCAATGGCTGAGAGAATCTTCTCTGTCATGTATGGCTCGGTGTGTGTCGTGGTCTTGCCTGTCACGGGTCTTCCGATGAATTCGTAGTGTGCGAACACTTCCCATTCAAAGGGTGCACTGGCAAAGGCGGCTTGGATACTGATAGCAAGGAACTTATCGTTCACGGTCTGTCCAAGCGCGTTTCCATGATAGCCGAAATCGGCTGGAAAGCGAGGTTGGTAAAGAACAGTCACCCAATCATCTCCAAACTTGGAGGCTGTGGTGGCTTTGTACTTGCGCAGATCAGTGACCACTACCCCGGAGAGGGATGCGTGATCAGGCTCTTCTAGAGTGTAGACTGAGCCGCCGCGATTTAATTCAGTGCCAGTGTATCTGACACGAATCCCGTAGGCAACACACCTGCACTGCACATCGCCTGAAGCTGTGGCGAAGGAGGCTTCGGTATAATCAGATGCGAGACTGGATGATCCCACGTTCGTATCTGTGCCTTTGGGAAGGGCACCCACTGCTGACGGTACCCAGCCAGGTTGACTGAATGAGATGCCAGCGGAGTCGTTGCCCGCCATTGGAACCGCGACGATTCCACCATTGTAGTTGACACATTGTCCCACTCCTTTGGCAAAGATCACGCGTTTAGCGGACTCTATAGCCGGGAATTTCGGAACACAGACTCCCTCAGTTGTGTTGAAGGGGTCTAGCAAGGCAGAACCGTAATGGACCGCACACTCTGCTCCAGCACTGTTGATAAGTACCGGAGCGGTATTACGGCCGCTCAAGTTACGTCCACGAATGGACGTGCCAGCCTTACGGGGCTGGGCTTTGGATGCCTTCTGGCTTCTGAGAGCTTGAAGGGCTTGAGTCAGGGCCCTAAGGGCGCCCTGACTATTAGACATGCGGGGGCCTCGGGAGCCCCTCGCCGCTTGTCTCTTCGACATGATCATTTCGAGGCATCCCGAACCTCGAAATCACTTCGTACACGCGCATCATCGTATCTGGTTCCAAATGTGACGCCATCTCTGCGAGTGCCGCTGTTGCTTCAGGACCGCGAGGTCCGTTAGCCCACTTGTAAACCGATTTCTCAATTTGTGTTGATGATGCTTTTCCATCTCTGAACCTGTTCGAGCAAAACTCGAAGTCCTCTGAGTGGGTCACACGGATGTCCTTGATCA